GCACCACCTTCAGATACATCTATAAACTTTCCAGTTTGCATTGCCTGTTTATAGACATGATCCGAACACTCTGTTATCTTGCCTTTAATGAATGGTACTGCTGTGCCATCTGCTTGCCTGAATGTATATGACTTGCATTCTTTCAACATTATCTTTTTCATAGAACATTTCCTCCTGCATTATTCTGTCAAACCTGTTATAATAGCCGCCGCATCAAGTTCTTCGATGATAGCATCAAAGTCCAAATGACACACATAGAAACGCTTATCTTTCATAATTGCCGTTTCACCTTCCATTGTAGAACGGATTCTCATATCATATGTATTAACTACAACAAGGTTTTGCGGGTCAGTTAAAATCAACTTGTCATCAGGCATTGACGGCACTTCGATAACAGGAATAGAAACAGGGTTTTCAATACGTTTATCTGTAATAATACCGCCTGATGTAACAGCCTGATTTAGCAAATATCTTTCCCATTTCTGTCTGCGGTGCGGTGACATAAGCCAACGTAGCTTGCCGTTATTATACTTATTCGGCAAAGATTGAAGTGCATCATAGAATGTATCAAGAGTTACTTTGGCTGTTGCTGTTTCATCAACTACATGTGAACCTTTTAACAACTGTTTCACCCAACCGGTATTAATTTTCAAGAAATCATAATCTTCAGTAGGCTTTGATTCTCCACCTACCATTGTTGTTTCTTTTATTTCTTCATCACCGTTAATGTATAGGTCTTCAAGGTCGATACCAAGCTGTGTTGTCATCAAATCTGTAATGACTTGAGCCAAGTTTTGACCTTCAATATTCTCACGCAAAGTATCTTCAGTGATTTCCCACGGCAAGCGAACAGCTGTGGTGCTATAATTGATTACCGATGTTTTTACACTTGCTCTGTAACCATCATCCGTATTCTCTTGCTTTGCACGAATAATTCTTCTTGCTATACCGATTTTATCAATCTCGCCAGTCTTTGAACGTCTCATAAGATGACGAATCTCTCCACCAAGGGCAGTAGCTTCAAAAGTCTGCTGAATAAATTTAGTTGCTTGTTCAGGATTAAGATAACCTGCACCTGAAGGGCTTTTAAAGCTACCCGTTGTTATCGTAGAACCTGCTTTATTAATTATCGTTTTATTCTGTCCCATAAATTAAAAAACTCCTTCCATATAGTGATGTTCTGCTGTCTTTTTAATTTCTTCACCTTCATTATCAAGGTTTGTCGGAATACCTACACTTTTCAATACCGGTTCCATAGCTTCATTTACAGCCTTTGAAATCATTTCTTGAATATCTTCAACTGTAGTTGTTCCCTTTTCATCTGCTTCTTCTTTCTTTATCACCTGCAATGCAGTTTCGATACTCTTTTGTACCATTTCTTTGATGTCAGCTTCAGTGATTTCATCTGCTTTCTTTACAGATTCTTTTTTCTTTGTACTGTCATTACTTTTAAGCGCATTAGCTATTGCTTCATTTATCATAGCCTTAACATCTTTTTCTGTCATTTCTTCATCCTCCTTTTTATTTGCACTTTTCTTAACTGTAGGATTTCCTGATTCTATTACCGACTTAACATCATCCTGTGTGAGAATATCAATAATAATTTCCGAAAATTCTTCTAAGTGTCTGCGGATTGTTGCTTCATCATCCTCAAATACAAATCTGCCATTGTACTCACTGTACTTACCCAGAATTTGTTGAATAACCGAAAATGCGGTCCAAAAATTGTCCGCTTTTATTCTTCGATTATATTCTTCCAACACCTCACCTTTACGAATGTTTCCTGAGTGAAACAGGTTCGCAACTTTGGAAATCAGGCTGTTTTTACTTGTACTATCACTGTTTGCATTTTTAGTAATGTCTTCGTCTATAGTGCTATACTTTCCCTTTCCTCCCATAGAAAAACCTGTTATATCACCTTTTTCGACCGCATCCCATACATCATTATCTGTAATCTCAACGGTCATCATCCATGTGCCTTTCTTGATTGGTTGTCCTTCAATTTCACAATCGGATTTTGTAATCCAACTTTCAACCATATTTGCACCTTCGGCTTTCTCAAATGTATGTTGAAGGTCTACATTGCCGTTATTTTTCACATACAAATATGCCGCTTTGGTGATTTCTTCTTCTGTCATATAATTATTATCGGTATCTACAGCCATAGGCTCATATACAATTCCTGTTACAAAATGTGTATCGGTATTTGCCTTTACAATTCGTCCGTAACAAGTGAACTCCGCATCGTCTTTACTATTTTCAGACTTAGTAATTATAAAACGATGCTTATTAGCCGCTTTATTCACCAATGAAACAAAAGATATTTCTGCATCCGAAATGGCACATGCTTTTTTGATATTCTTCATATCATGCTTCTCCTTTCTACATTTCTTGATGTATATAACGCTACATCATTGCGTACCGTTTAACCACCTTCTTTCATGAAAATTTATAATAAAAAATAGCCTGCATATACGAGTATCAGTCAATCGTATCAAGGCTATTTGTCATTATCTCCACGTCTTACCTGTCTTTTTGTCTTTCAGGACTATTCTGCCCTCTATTTCAAAATCTGCTATCTTGCAAATATAAAACAATGTATTTAGCAACTTATGAAATCGGTCATCTTCTTCATCAATATTCTTTATTGCTTCATATGCTGTTAGGTCATTACATCCCGAAGCATTTTTCTTTAGATCATCATTCATTTACATCACCTTTCCCATTCCGATAATCAACCGCTTTCTGATAATTTATCATGTCAAGCTCCTTTTCCCATTCTCTATCCGCATTTTCAATATACTCACTTTGCATACGTCTTCTTTCCTCAGGAGCTATTCCAAGTGCAGATTCACTTACAATAGCTCGATGAAGGCAATGACAATTTGCACATTCCGATGCAGGCAAGCAAAAATCTCTTGGGAACATAGGCAGATATGTATTTCCATCTGCGCCTATCAATTCAAATGGTTCGTTCTTATTTACTGTAACACCATTCATAGCCACATGATTCTCCCTTGGCTGATTTTTTGTACTTCCTGTATGTATCCATTCTTTTTGCTCCACAACTGCACACTGCATCATAGCTTCATTTGCAACATACGAATGTACTCGTAGCATTTCAGTCAATGCTACCGTTCTTGCCCTATATCTTTCATCTCTTATACCACCATTCAAAATCTCTTTTGTTACATCTTGTATACTTTCGCCTTCTTCAATACCTTTATTCAGTATCTTTTCAAGATTTTTATGCGAAGAAAGTTTCATTTTTTCAGCTACTTCCTTTGAATTTTCGGCAACTTGATAACTGGTTTTATCCGTCACTTTGACAAACTTCAATTCTTCATCACTTTTGGTGATATATGCTCCCATCATAGCAGGCATAACCTTTTCAAATGTCTGTATAAATGCTTGACTTAGTTTTACATCAACATCATCAATATCTTTCACATCGTTCCATATATCAGCAAAGAATGACTTTATATCAACTGCTTTGTTCAACTGCTTTGCTAAAAACTTTGTTTCAGACTTCAAAATTTCCGTCATTTCATCTTCCAATTCAGATGCAACTTTAATGGTCTTTTTAGGTATCAAAAAGCCTGCATCTTTAAGCTTTTTCACCAGTTTATTATCTGCTTTTTCGATATAAGCATTTATTTCGATTAACAAATCATTACACGCTTGGCACATCATCTTCACGCTCCCTGATTAATTCTTGCAGAGCATCTTTTACTGATTTAAGGATTGGAACAATGTCATAATCTTCATTGTTTTCAGCTTTTTCTATGCTCCCTTCAAGGCTTGATATAGTCGGTGCAACGCTTGTTTTTAAGTATTGAAGCGGAATACCGCCCCATTCATCAGGATAATCTTCTGAAACCTTTCCAAGTGTTTTACAAGTCAATTCTTTGGCTTGATTCGGTGTTAATCCTCCTGCTCTCTCTGTAATATTCAATATCTTTGTAATATCATCAGGATTGGTAATGTCAGGTGCTTTCAAATACACTTCACAATACTTAAAATTGTAACTTTTCAGTAGCTTATTATTCAGCTTCCAATTTATCGAAGCTCTCTCTGTTTGAAATACTTGTTGTTCAGTTACTTCCATTGCGGTCTGAGCAGTTGCTCTATTAAATTCCGTTGTATATCCTACATACAAATCAGGTAATAAGAATGCCGACTGTGCTTTCTTTCTTGCATTGTCTTGATATGACTGAAATAATTCATCTTGTTGTAGAACCGATGCAAGCGGTACAATTTGTATTTCCGGTTGCTTTTCCTCTGTGAAACTTGCTTGTGTGGAATCATTTTCTGTTTCAAGTATAAGATAACCATGCTGTGCATTTTCTCCCCTTACACCTGCAAGATAATTTTTTAGACGTGTCGAGCTTTCTTCTGTCAGTGTTCCTCCTCTTATTACAATCATTAATGGAACATGCCTTCCATTGATAAAGTAATTGTTATTTAATACTTCTGCCCTTCTTGCACCATCTTGCGGCAACACCTGACCTATCCATCGGACTTCACCATAATCTTCATTACCAACTATAAATGACATTAATTCATTGGCTCTATCCTTTATCGGAAGCGACTTCACATACTCACCTGTATGCTTATCCATTATTCTTGTATCGCCAAACTCCTTAAAATAGACTGTCTTTCCTGCAATAGTCTGACGGAATTTTCTGAACTGCCGATTTCTTGTCACCACTTCATCTCCATAGGTTTGTTGGATTTCGATAAAATCACCCTGTGGACGTGTCATTTCAACACTTTGAACATTCTTGATATATTCAATTTGCACAACATTACCTTCAAGATTTCTTATACATTCAAGATAAGCTATGCCATATTCTTCACGAAGCTTTATCGCATTTTCAAGAATTTCTTTAGTGTCCATTTCAGCACCAAGCATCTTTACAATATTCGTAACTCTGTTGTATTCGGCTATCATTTCTTCCGTTTCTTCTGCTACATCACTGTATTCGGCATTGTATCTAACACCAATACCAAAGCCAGCTATATTGCTTCCGTATGCTTTTATACACTGAGGCAGTATAGCCGAATGACTTACAAGCTCCTTCAAGCCATACTGATTATACTTTTTCGGTAACCACAAATAATCCGATACCATTTCAGACGGTTCAAGCTGTTCTGAGGTATCGGATTTCATAATCAAGTTACTATATGGATTTATAAATGTTTCATCAGGTGTTATAACCTGACAACTAACAGGTGTAGCTTTTTTTGCTTTTTCTTTTTCAGCCATAATCATTCCCCTTTACTCATTAGCCTTTTCATCTTAACAGGCAAACATAATAAACAAAGGCAGTCAGCTTCATCCGGTGATGATAAGCCCCTGCCTTTCATTGATTTCTTTGATTCCACTTTGATTCTACTGTCATCTGTTATATCATATTTTCTTACAGATAATTGACCTACAAGGTCCTCGTCATTTGGAAGTATTAACTTTATCGGTTGTGGCTCACCATTTTCATTATAAGGTGATAGTAGACTTTTTACTACTGCCATCATATAGGTTGTCGTATCTGCATAATTTTTATGTTTTATAGCCTTACCAAACAATACCTTAACAACTTCAAACCACCAATACTTTTCAGGATTGCTCCTCTTTATTTCATTCAATCGGTCAGTGATACCGCCACCCAGTCCACCATCATCAACCTTAATCGGTATTCTGCCTTTAAATTTATGTTTTTCTCTTAACTGTTCTCCGAGTTGAATTATGCGACCTGCTGTTCTCATAAGGTCCTGACCTTGTATCTTACTGTAAAACTCGACTTTTTCATTTACCTTATATCCTATACAAGTTTTATCATCTCCGAACCGTGCCACGTCACATCCTATATCAATACTGACTACTTCTTTTTTATCATCATAATCTGTATTTATAGATTGTTCGATTAGGCTTAAAGGTATAAATACATCATCTTCCTGCAACGGAAATTCGCCATCTACTCTTACTCTTACAACATTGCTCTCAGCACCATACTTACGTTCAAGAGATGCTATATTGTCTTTGTTCGTTCGTTTACTGTTCCTACTTGATACTGTATGACACTTATACAATGCTCTATCTTTCGTATGGCTATCATAGAATGTGCCTGATGTTTTCGTTGGGTTTCCGCACATGAAAAGTTTATTGTTCTCACCTGATAGAGTACCAAGTATCGTTTCCATTATCTCGTCTTCAATACCTGATGCTTCGTCAACTACGAACAACATATGGTCTTCATGATAACCTTGCATATTCTCAGGTTTGGATGCCGTTTTTGCTACTGCATACCATCTTTCTGAAAATCTATCTACATAAACGTATGTCTTTGTCCATCTCAACATATATGGCAAAATCGGACTTCTGTTTAACCATTTTGATATTTCCGACCACAAAACATCGTTTAACTGCTGTCGTGTAGGTGCTGTACATACAACTCTTGAATTTTTAAAGCACGATAAAAACCATAAAACTGCAATAGCTTCTATACCTGTTTTTCCTACACCTTGACCTGACTTAATTGATACTCTCGGACTACCGGCTAAATCCCTTAAACCTTCTGTTTGCCATTCATCACAATCAAAGTTACATATTTCTTTTGCAAATATATCAGGATATTTTCTATATACAGGCATTCTCCGATTAAACTTTTCTGCATATTTATTTGCCATACTACATAACTCCTATTTATTCTTCCGGTATAGAATCAAACCAAGCATCCAACATATCTTTACTACCGCTATCTTTTTCAGGTTTTTGCTCTGCTCTAAATCGTTTTTCATCAAGTTTCTGTTTCGGTGTTTCTCCTGACATTTCTATAAGGAACTCCATAGCTTTTATATCACCTGCCATTGCAAGCGAAAATGCTCGCCCCATTAAAGCAACTCTGTTTGTATAATCTTCTTCGGATATACCAAGAGTTTCTAAGTTTTTTTGTATCGCCTTTGTATTTGTAGGCAAATCAAGGATTAACTTTGCGGCACTTTTGGCATCTCTTTTTTTCCTTCTTGCCATTCCTGATGCTATACCACCTTTTCTGCCTTTTTCTCTCGCTTCTTCCGTGCTTTGTATCTTTTTTAAATTTTCTTCATTACTCAAAATCGCCACCTTCCTTTTTACAACAAAAATACCGAGCTATCAAAGGCTATTTAAGCCTTAATGCTCGATATGTATGAATTTATATTACTTATTATTTTTATGCACTGTATAAAGCTATTACAACATTTATACCCTTCTGTATTGTAGCTGGAATATCAACTCCCAAACTGCGATAAAATCTTTCATTGGTCATGCACTCATACGCTCTTGTCATATCGGAACGCTGTTCTTCTGTTATTCCTAATCTGAAAGACTTTGCTATTTGCAGTGCTTTTTTATAATTTTCTTGTTTTACATATTCTCTTACTTGTTCCGACTTCTTCATCATATTCCCTCCTGAAAAAAAGCTTGGAGGGGAGGTTTTCCCCTCCACTTGTTTTATAGTGCTAATAATTTGTCTAAAATTGACTTTATTTTTTCTTCGTCATCATCAGCTTTGATAGTAATTTCTTGATTTCCGAAAATAAAGTAAACTTCTTCTGGAGTGATTTGATAAGTTACATCATCTCCTGCTACTTCCTTGTTTATAAGAAATAGTTTTAATTGAGTAAAATATTTGTTCATCTGAAAAACCTCCTTGTATTTTGATTACAAGCGTATCGTAGCAATACCTCCACCGTTGTCAAGTGATTTTTCAGAAATTTTTAAATATTTTTTTCTGCAAACAATAAAGAGAATTATCTTTCAACTTTTATTCGGGGCTTATTAGACTTATAATTATATCCGAAATACTTTCCCCATTTAATTTTCATATTTTCGATGCTGTCTATTTGGTCTTGTCGAAGCTTTCCTGAATCTCCACCTGCATTAACATCTTGTTTATCTTTTCCGCATAGATAGCGAGGTTTCAAAACTACTCTGTTATACAACAGTTCCTGCATTATCAAATCAATATCATAATTGAATTTTACCCTTTCATCAGGTCTTGCTTTCAATACTTTTTTGTTCACCCACTTCATCGAACCGGACGTCCCCTTAAATGCAAACTCACCGTCATAATTAAACGGTGTAGATGTTGCATCTATACACGCATAGCCAAGTTTCAAATCATAAAGCAACTGTGCTATTCGTATAACTTCATCAGTAATTATTTCTTTGTCCTTCCCTATAGGTACATTTGAATCAAGCCTATAAAGACAAT